TTAAATAAACATGTCCTGCACTTTTGCATCACATTAATTATCAACGTTTTTAATTACTTTTGCCTGTTGAATCTTCGTAAGTCGTTGATACAAAAGCTAAACGCAAAAATGCGTTTAGTAATTCATCATCTGTATTAAGAATTGACAATACTTCTTATTACAGAGGCATGTCTTCTTTATTTGGTCATACAAAACAAAAAAGAGCCTGCTACGGAAACTAATCCGCAACAAGCTCTTGGCTTTATCAAATATGTAGTATGTCCTTTCGTCATAATCAATGTGGCGTGCATCTTCACACGCTTCCACAAAGATAAATATTGCTTCTCTCTTTCGCAAATAAGAATACAAAAAAAGAACGACCGCCAGCAAAAAGCACAGCAGCCGTTCAATCCACGCCCTACTCTCTATCCCATTTTCCCAAGAAGACAATAGCAAAGATATCAAACAGGTTGTATCCACATGGGAAAAAGGTTAATAAAATATATGTTGTATAATCTGTTATTTTAATTTAGATTAAACAAAAATAATATTTAAATTGTTTGTTAATAAATAAATTAATTTGTTCCTTTGTAGCAGGCAATAGCCTTCATGGTGTGAAGTTACACCATACCCACTTTTAGAACGTGATCACTGTGGAGGCAATTGCTGTATTATAACGGCGGTTGCCTTTATTGTTGAACAATGAAACATTGGTTTAAGATACCTTCTTTAAAGAAGTCGAATAAGGATATGTATAGTGATGCTACTTATCATGGTAAAGATGATGGTGGTAATTTTATTTATGTTCCTAAATGGGTGGGAAATCTGTTTTCTGGCAATAGAGGGGATATAGATTTTGACATGTCGACCGTTGAAGGGAAATCAAGAGCCTTACATGGATGTTGGCCGTTTGCAATGGTTCTAGATCATTGCGGAAGAATGATGCAGAATGGGCGGTATTATGTGACGGATATTAACGGAAACGAGAAGAGGAGTTTCAAAGACATTGTGACTCTTCTGAATCGTCCGAATGTGATACAGAGTGGGCGTTCTTTTATAAAGCAGATTGAGATATCTTTGAAGTGTTTCGGATTTTGCCCTGTCTATACACTAAGAGCTTTAAAGTCTGATCTCCCTAAATCCATGATGGTAATACCTCCCGAATTATTCTACATGGAATCATTCGGTAAGGACCCGTTTACTCAAACAGAGCTTTCTTCAATTGCTAGTAAGGTATATATACGTTGGGGAAATGAGAATATAGAACTTGGTGATGAGGAGTATTTTGTCATATACGATTCGATAATGGATATTCCAAGTAATAATGGAGGGAGAATTACCTTCCACTCCCCTGTGGACGCATTATCTACTCATACTCGAAACTATATGGCTCAACTGATAGGGAGAGGAAACCTTATTGTTAATGGAGGACCTAAAGGGATACTATACGGAAATGATACGACTGACGTAGGGAATGCAGCTATTACTCCGTCTGAATCCAAGAAATTGCAGGATGATTTCAAAAGGAAATATGGTATAGTGCATAAGTTGTATGAAATCATGGTGACTCCTAAGAAACTAGGGTGGATTACATTGGGGTCAAATACAGACCAATTGAAGCTTCATGAGGAGGATAAGGCGTGCTTGGAAGCGATAGCTCAGACGATAGGCTTTGACCCCAATCTGATTATACAAGGAAGTACTTATGATAACTCTTCTCAAGCAAAGAAAGCGGCATATCAGGATCTTATTATCCCTGACAGTGAATCTATAACAGAGGTTCTGACTAATGCTATATGTAAGGACAGGGCAATAATCAAAATGGACTTCACTCATGTCCCTTGCCTTCAAAAGGATATGAAAGAATTGGCGGATGCCTTGTCTACAGCCTCTAATGCTGTAGCTTCATTGTATAACAATCGGCTGATTACTTTTGAAGAAGCAAGAACCGAAATGTCCAATTTTACAGATATTGATCCTGATAACCCTAAGGGAGAATTTAAAAGTGAAATAAATAATGATGGAGACAAGCAAATACAAGAACAGGTTGGGGAAGCAGTATAAATCCTTAGCTTTTTATGCAAAGGAGATACAATATGATTCTGGCAGTAGAACTATAAGTGGTTATGCTGCGGTTTTCAATAACATTGATAAATCCGGTGATATGCTCCTGAAAGGTTGTTTTTCAAAAAGCATACAGGAGAGAGGTCCGGGAAGTTCTGCTAATGATAAGATTATCTTTTTGTGGATGCATGACATGCATGAGCCTATAGGACGCATTACGCTTCTGCAAGAAGATGAGAAAGGGCTTTACTTTGAAGCGTATATTGATGATGTGGAAAGAGGAAATCAAGCGTTGAAACAGCTTGAAAGTGGAACTTTGAACCAGTTCTCTATAGGTTATAGTTATGTATGGGAAAAATGTGAATATGACAGGGAACGTGATTGCTTGGTTGTAAAGGAAGTCATTCTGTATGAGATATCCGTAGTGTCCATAGGATGTAATGGAGAAACTGAATATCTTGGTCTGAAATCGGCAGAAGAATATGAAAGTGCGTTGGAGTCACTTCCGGTTGAAATAAGTGATGTATGTAAAGGACTTCCGATAAGAAAGAGGGAGGAAATCCAAATGTTAGTAAGAAAAGCGATGTCACTCGCTCGATACAAGCCGGCAGACAAGCCACTTGATGAAGAGGGAGCCGATGAAAAAATAAAACTATTTACAAAACCTTTAAAACTTAAAGAAGCATGAAATTTGACTTTTTAAGCAAAATTGATTTGTCGGTAATGGATGAGGCTTCCGTGAAGTCATTACAGGCGTTGCAGGACGCAATAAACGCTACTGTAGGCGATTTCATGGACGATACTATCGACAAAAAAACTTTTGAGGATAAATTAAATGAGGTTTCTCAAAAGATAGATTCCGAAAAGGAATTGGAAACAGTGCGTAAGGAACTTGGTGAGATGAAAGAGATAATCGTTCGCATGAAAGGTGCAATGCATAAGAATGAAGACGGGCAAATGGTGTTCAAGTCTGTAGACCAGCAGATTGAAGATCAATTGAAGGATTTCATCACAGTAGGCAAGCATGGAGAGAAAACTGTGGACTTGAAAACGGCTTGTAAGCAGTCCCCCGGTTTTAAGAAAAGCCTTACGCTTATTATAAACAAGAAGGAGGTTGATCCCTTGAAGAGTACGGGTGTGGCACCACATTATAACATGACAATTGATAGTCAGTTATCTGTTGATCCACGTTCCCAGACTGTAATCCGTAAATTTGCCAATGTGGCAGCAATATCTACACGATCATTGACTTATGCGGAGTTCAATCCAGGTGAAGAAGAAGCTGAATGGGTTCCAGAAGGCGGTCTTAAGCCTATGATGAGCGGTACATTGGCAGAAGTTACTATCAATGCTGGCAAAGTGGCTCTTGGCACAAAAGTAACCGAAGAAACATTATCTGATTTGCCTCAGTTGGTTGCGGAGGTTAGGGCTGAGATTATCAATCGTATTGGTTTGAAAGAAGAAGAAGGTATTCTGTCTGGTACTGGTTCCGGCGGTCAGATTAAAGGGATTGGGAATGATATACCTACATTCTCTTTGACAGCTCTGAAAGTAGAGAAACCCAACACTTATGATGTTATTGTTGGTATGTATACACAGATTGTATCAATGTCCAATATGGCTTATCGTCCAAACCTTGTGCTTATGCATCCTCTTGACTATGCACAGATGCAGTTGACTAAGGATGTTAATGGACAATATCTCCGTCCTTTCCGTATTGGTGATGAACTGATTCAAGGTTTGAAAGTGGAAACCAGCACTGCAATCAAACAAGGTGATATTTGGGTTGGCGATTTTAACTATCTTAACATCCGTGATGTATGGGTTCTTACCATTACACTTGGATGGGAAAATGATGATTTCACTAAAAATATGGTGACTATCCTTGGTGAAAAACGTCTTATGGTGTATATTAAAAAGCAATATAAAACTGCATTTGTCAAGGATAAGATTGCGACCGTTATTGAAGCTATAACCCCTGCCGGTATTGGCGGATAAATTTATTAAATATTATGAAAGTAAATTTGACTAAAACTTATGAGGTTGAGTTCGCAAAGGACGGGGCCGTTTATAAAAAAGGCGATAAAGTAAGTGTTAATATGTTACTTGCAGGTAAGTTCTTCCAAGATGGACGTGTTGCCACTGTTCCTTCGGAATTGATGGAGGACGCTAAGAAAATCGGTGCTGAAGATTTGTTCAATAAAAAGAAGAACCTCAAAGATATTGTGTAATGTTGGTGGATTATACTTTTTTCCAAGGTGGCATTCTTGATATCGAAGGTGCAGTATTGAATATACATACTCCTTCTGAGACTAATAAGGCAATTGTTGACAGCCTTCAAGGCTTTGTAACGCAATATGAGCCGGAATATTTAGAGAAGCTCCTAGGGGAAAAGTTGTATAAGGAATTCTCATCCTATATTTCCAACGATGGAAAAACTAAGGAAAAAAGATGGGATGATCTTATAGCGCATCTTGTCATGAAATATAGTGATGGCGATAGGGAGATTTCCAAATCCCCCATCGCCAACTATATATACTTCCATTACTTGAGACATAATCACACTCAGGCGACTATTACAGGAGTGAAGGCTGATGGAGATGATGGTCGTCTTGTAAGTCCCGAAAGGAAAATGATGTTTGCATGGAACGACATGGTAAGAATGAATATCAGACTTGTGAGATGGCTTCAAGCCAATAATGCGGACTATCCGGATATCGCCACCGATTTCGAATTGATGGAAACAATTAATTCTTTTGGGCTATGATAATTGATATAATATCAGATGTATGTGCTTCCTTGTCAAAAAGAATGGATCAACAGATAAATTACATATATGGTGACAGTTCTTATATAAGGGAAACACTTCTTCTTCTTGGGAAAAGCAGGGTGACAGCATCGGGAAAATTCCCAATGATAGGGCTGTATGTTCCCTTAGACGAGGAAAGGGATAGTGAGAATTATTTTTGTAAGGCATCTGTAAACATAATAATCGCTACCAATACACTGGAAAAGTATACAAATGAACAACGTCGTGAGATATCTTTTGAAGGTATTCTTCGACCTTTGTATTACCGATTCATAGAAGAGTTAAAAAAATGTGATAAATTTGATTTCGGTTACTCCGGTATTGTAAGCCATACATATTCAGAAAATTATAGTTTTGGAAGACGTGGCGCTGTTGATGTTGACGGTAAGGAAGTTGGCGAAAAGATAGATGCTATTGAAATAAAGAATTTGGATTTAACAGTTAAAAATCAGAATTGTTATGCGAACAGATATTAGAGAGTGCGGCAGCACGTCCGGATTTAATACTGGAATGAGTTACTGCCCCCTGCAACCGGACAAGGTCGCAGGTGTTATATTGGTCATTCATGGCAAAAAACTGCCCAAGGAATTGACTGCTGATGCTTTGGAGGAAGCCTGTCATGCTGATTATCCGGACAGAATTTATCCTATTACAGGATTTTCGGAATACGCGGTAAGCGGCGGTGAACCCAATACAACAGAAAATGGTTATGCCGGGTCGGAAATAACGGGCTATTCGGCAAGGACGGATACATTCACGTTGCGTAAGTTTAATCTAGCTTTACAAGCTAATCTTGTAGCCAACAAGGATACATTGTTTGATATGTATGTTTTTGACAAGAATAATGTAATCTACGGAGAAGATGACGGAACAGATGAACTTGCAGGTTTTGCATTATCTGGTGTTTACCCTACAGGACAGGCTTATGATTCAAGCGGTCAGAAGGCTTATCTTGCGTTTAATGCGATGTATTCCGATACCGAGAAGATGATGAAAAACATGTCTGTAAAGCAAGCGGGTGTCAATTTGGAAAATGTTCTCAAGGGATTGAATTACGTTGAGTTTGTCAAAATGACATCTCCTGAAAATACATATAAGCTCGTGGATCATTATGACCGCACGGATCTTACTGCATATTATGGATCTATATTGTCTGAGAAGGCTTCAACGGTCGTTTCTGGTGCATCAGCGCTGGAATACAGTAACGGTGTGCTTACAGCGACAGGAGGTGTGCCGGTGCTTAAATCTCCTTCTATTCTACAGACTAATGAAGTCATTGGAATTGAACAATGGGTATAATGAGAATTAATGGAGTTACATTTATAGAATCCGAAGTGGTTAAGCTTTCATTGGATGAGTTTGTCGCTCAGAATATAGATGTATTCTGGAAGGACATTTCTAGAGAAAGGCGGAAATCAAGGCTGGTTTCCGTATATAATAGGATTATCAATAACAGTAATTTAGGAGGCGGGGGAGATTGATCCCCCGTTTTTGCTATGACATTGGAGGAATACGCGAGATGTTGGAAGAAATTGGCTGATGGCATTCAGCCAATGATAAGGGATAAAATGGAAAGGGATGTTCCTCAGTTTGAGGAATATATACGAGAACAGCTATATAGTGGTGTTGATGGCGATGAAAGCCCTTTAATTCCCGGATATACAGAGGACCCATACTTTAAAAAAGCTTATGGAGAGCATTGGAGGAAAAATGCCGAACGCTATAAGAATTGGAAGACAAAGATACAGAAACCAAAGCCTTCATATTTGGGTTTTTCTGCAAGAGGAAATAATACTCCAAACCTTATCATACGTGGAGATTTTTATAGTTCCATCACGGCAATACCAATATCAAATGGTATAAGGATTGCCAGCTATGGCGTTTCTTTTGGTTCTGATATTGAGAAGAAATATGGTTATAAAATTTTCAAGGTAAGCTCCAAAGCAAGGAGGCATTATGTTACGTACAGGCTTATGCCCTCTATTGAGAAATTTATAAGGAGGTGCGAACTATGAGAAACTGCTTGTGCCAAGGGAATAAATCAATGAGGGAGATGGAACATATGCGTTCAATCGCAGAGAAGGCTGCTGTTATGGATGAATGTGTTTATATATTATACAAGGTTGGAGATGTGTATAAATTCTGTCGTGAAGGTGAAAACTGGTCAGGCGAGTTTATTGAATTCATATTTCCGTGAAATGATAGCGGACATCCGGAAGGATTACCGCTATCTATGTAAAGGATGGATCTACAAAATATCGTTTTCTCCTTTTTCAATATTGGCTCTTATTTGCCTTAGAAGCAAGAATGATCCTTCCATTTTGTAATTCCCTAAATTTTGTTTCGCCTGCATGATGCAGCTTTCGATAGTAAGGGCTAAATCGGGAGTGAACGCGGATTTATTAATTTGCATTGTTTGGGGGAGTTGGCTAGCATGATCATTAAACCATGCAATCATTTCATTCAATTCTTCCTCTGTGTAACTTTGTCTTTTTTCGGCCATATTATATTTCCCGTGATTAATGATGTTTATATATAAATATTTTATGCAAAAAAAGATATTTATTTTTTAATTGAAAAACAAAACTATCATTTATGTTGCAATTTAGATTTTGTCTAAATTATAGTATAAAAACGCCATATCATTAATTACCATGCGTTACTCTGTATTACTGTATATTACGGTCTGCTTTAGATCGTTTTGTATTGATTTATAATGTGTTGTATAATGTAAAAACATCATTTACCTTTGTAGCCGTTGCAAGTAGAGCGGCAACGGACACATGATTAAACAATCGCTCAAACGTGAGCCTTCTTTATATTTGGAAATCCGTTGCCGCTCTACTTTAGCAACGGATTTTTTCTTTCCTATTAGTTAGATCAAATCCATACAATCGGTTCTATCAGTGCCCACCGAGCGGAACTTTGGATTAAACCAATGACAGCCGTGAGATAAAAAGGCTCTTATGTTGATTATAACTCTTGTAATGTCCTGCTCCGTTCCACGTACCAACGACAGGCGACTCACAAAGATTTTACCACTTTGACAAGAGACCGAGATACAAGTTAAGAGATAAGACTCTTAGGTAGGTGAGGGCGGAACTGTATAATCAGCACAAGCATTCAGTTATATTATGTAGTCTGAATGTTAACCCAGTCTCCTAATTAAATATTAGGTAGGTGAGGGATAGGGTACGGTATAAACTATAACGAATAACAAGAGCAAACTTTAAAATTATTATATGGATAATTCGATTAAGATATTTAAGAATGATGTATTTGGCGAAGTACGAGTAGCTGGAACAAGTGAAGAACCGCTTTTCTGTTTAGCTGATGTTTGCAATGCAATTGAGTTGAGTAATCCTTCATCAGTAAAAACAAGATTAAACGATGAAGATTTGCAACTGCTTGATTTACACGCCCTAAATCCTGATTTATACGTGAACGGGAACTCATTTGCTACGTTTATAACAGAATCAGCTTTCTATGACGTTCTTCTTTTTAGTTCTAGCAAGAAAGTAAAACCGTATAGAAGATGGGTTACACATGAAATATTGCCCTCCATCCGTAAGTACGGTGCGTATATGACATCCGATACTATAGAAAAGGCTCTTACATCTCCCGACTTTCTGATTCAACTTGCTACTACTCTGAAAGAAGAAAAACAGAAACGGATTGAAGCAGAAAAGAAGGTGGAAGAACAAGCTCCGAAAGTCCTGTTTGCTGATGCTGTAATAGGAAGTCGTTCTTCATGTCTTATAGGTGAACTGGCTAAGATAATATCTCAAAATGGATTCCATGTTGGGCAGAACAGGCTGTTTGAGTGGCTTCGCAATAATCATTATTTAGGAAGTGTTGGTGAACGTAGAAATATACCTAATCAGCAATATGTTGAACAAGGTCTGTTTGAATTGAAGAAAGGTACACGATCCGGCAATGATGGAGTGTTGCGTACTACTATAACAACCAAAGTTACCGGGAAAGGTCAATCCTACTTCATAAACGGTTTCCTGACTGGCAAATTCATCATTTAACCGATTGTACAACATTTCAAAGAACGAATTATGAAAAATACATTTGAATCAGCAAGTTACATTGGATTTATATTGTCAATTGTTTAATATTCATACCATTGTGTAAGATAAAAACATCATTACCTTTGCATTTGTAACAAGTGCAAGTCGTTACTTGATGTTGATTAAATATTCTCCTATTGGAGTTTATATATGACTGTACCGTAGTAGCTTGCACCTATTACGAGACTTTTTTTTATACGATTCCAAGCGTGGATAGTATAAGGGAGGAAAGCAGGAGTGAATAATGGCACAATGGGGTTCGATTCCTTACCTGCTACAAATCAATTAATTAACGCAATTACAAGAAAATATGGTATTTCTGAAAATCAATTAGTTATATCAAAGGCAGGTTCATCACATAACGGAGGTGGTACTTGGATGCACAGATTAATAGTAGTTGATTTCTGTCAATGGTTAGACATTGATTTGAAACTGTGGTGTACTGAAAAACTTGATGAGTTGATGCGATACGGCATGACCGCCACGCAGCCAACCCTGGAGCAAATGATTAACAATCCCGACTTGGTTATCAGTCTAGCTACACAGTTAAAGAGCGAACGGGAGGAAAAGCAACGATTGGCATTGGAAGTGCAGAAGAAGGAACAAGAGAAGCAGACTATCATAGAGGAAGCAAAGCCAGCCGTAGTATTCACGGAATGTGTAACAAGCTCGTCTACCAATATTCTCATAGGAGATCTTGCGAAACTTATCACCCAAAACGGATATAAGATTGGAGAAATAAGGCTTTATGAATGGATGGTAGAGAACAAGTTCCTTATCAGAAGGCAGCGATACAGCAGATCGAAGAATAAATTATGTTACAGGAATCCCGGTTATATACAAGAAATAGTTTGTGCTCCATTAATAGGAGAATGATTGTTTGTTTTTAGTGGGGAGAAGTTTTTGCTTCTCCCTTTTTTATTTCCTCACCTTCATAATATCAATAAAATCACTATCTTTGCTCTTAGAAGGTGCATGAAGTCATGCACTACCCAAAACTTACGAAAAGACCATGGCAGGAGCAGAATTTAAAATTACTGATGCGATTGATCCTAACATCGTTAAGAAGTTGAATGAGATAAGGATTAATATTCAAACCACATCTTCCGAATATGCGAATTTCACAAAACAATTAAGTGATGGCATAAATTTTAAGCCGGGTAATCTAAGAGAATACCAGTCTAAAGTTGACAGTTATAATGCTACAATTACCAAATTATATGCTTCTCAAAATAGGTTGTCTGAATTACAGGCTAGTCAATTAAAGTTATTGACCGATATTTCCCGTAAGATAGAGCTTCTTACCAAACCATTGAATACATTGGCAGACAAGATAACGGAAGTAAAAGTAAATTTGAGAGGTGCTTCCGAAGACTTGAAGAACGTGTCACAGGATGCGGAAACTGCTTCTGTTTCATTCCAAGAGGCATCTAAGAAAATATCCATGACTGCTGCTGATTTTGATTCAATCCGTCAGACGGTAAAGGCTTTTGATACACAAGCCTCCGAATTGAACAGTAGATTAAGTGATAACAAAGAAACAATTTCAGCCTTAAGAACATCTCTGAGGGAATTATCGAAGGAGTATAAGAAAGGTGCTATCAGCGAAGAGGAATACAAGTCCAAAAGAGATGCTACGGTATCCCAGTTACGCACGCTGACAGAGCAGAATAAACAATATTTGGCGATATTGAGAAATCATACACAGGTAGCGATTGCCACTACAGGAAGCTATAACGAGATGAAGGCTTCAATGCTTCAGTTGGAAAAGGAATATTATAACCTTTCACAAGCTGCACGCGAGGGAGCAAAAGGTATGGATATCTTGAACAATATCGGCAAGCTGAATCAACAATTAAAGGATATAGATGCACAGATGGGCAATTACCAACGTAATGTGGGTAATTATGCTTCTGGTTGGAATGGCCTTAATGTTTCCATACAACAGATTGCGAGAGAACTTCCGGCTTTGTCTGTTAGTGCCAATACTTTCTTTCTTGCCATATCCAATAACCTTCCTATATTTATTGATGAGTTAAAGAAAGCAAGGGTGGAATATGAACTTCTTAAGAAATCGGGGCAGACTGCTACACCTGTATTTAAACAGGTATTGAGTTCCCTTCTTAGTTGGCAGACGGCTTTAGTTGTTGGGATAACTCTTTTATCGAGTTATGGAGGTGAGATAACCAAATGGGTGGGTAGCCTGTTTGATGCGAGAAAAGAAATTGATTATCTAAAACAGCTTCAGGAGGATTTGAATAAAGCTCAAAAAGAAGGTGTGAAAAATGCCCAAGATGAAGCTGTTAAATTGGATATATTATATAGGGCTGCTATCAATTTGAATAAACCTATGGGAGAACGGAAAAAAGCCGTTGAGGAACTGAAAAAGCAATATCCTTCATATTTTAAAAATATAAGTGATGAAAACATTCTTGCAGGTAAAGCGGCTGATAGTTATCAAAGGTTATCTAATGCCATATTAGCTTCGGCTAAAGCTAGAGCTGTGCAAGATCGGCTTGTAGAACTGGCTAAACAAAAATTAGACTTGGAAGATCAGTTGGCAGAAAAAGAAGAAAAACGTGCGAAACTTGAATCTGCTAGAGATCAGATGAAAGCACAATATGAATCCAGTCAAGGGGCAGCTATGGATACAGCTAGAGACATGTATGGGAAGTTAAACAAGCAGGTTGAAGACTTGAATAAAGAAATAGGTTCTTTATTAAATCAGCTATATCAAGTAGATAAGGCTAGTAGAGATATGGCAAATTCTATTAACATTGGAGATGTTACATTTAATCCTCATTCTGCCGATAAAGCATCGGATGATTTAGCGCAATACATGGAGAATCTTAGGAATAAAATGGCTGACTTGTCCGTTTCTCTCATTAAAGATGAGCATGAACGTAGTCTTGCTGCCATAGAGAAAGAATATAAAGACCAGATAGCAGCTGTAAAGGGATATTCTGAGGAAGAGAACAAACTTCGGGAAATGTTGGGCCAAGAGAGAATGCAGAAGATAGCGAAAGAGAATGAGGAATATGCTAAGAAGTTGGCAGAGGCTGAGAAAAAAAGGATCGAGGAAAAGAAAAAGTATACTGATGAGATGCTCAGACTGGAAGAGGAACAATCATCTCTCCGTATAGTAGCTACAAGTACTGGATATAAGGAACTTGAAAATATTATAACAGAAAATTACTCAAAAGGGCTGCTATCGCGAAAAGAATACGATGAAGCCATGCGTGAACTGGAGCGGAAAGCCGCAAACGAGCAATTACAGATACAGATAGATGCTGCTGAAAAAATGATTGAGATAGCGGAAGCATCGGGCGTGGTAAGCAAGCAACAAATTGAAATGCTGAGAGAATCCATAAAGGCTATGGAAGCAGAGATAGGTTCTATAAATGCGGATGATCAGTTGAAAAAAGCGGAAGAGCAACAGGATATCACACGAAGGAATTTTGAAGTGTTGAAAGGTTATTCTTCTGCATTGAAAGATCTTGCATCGGATATCGATAGCCCGTTTGCCGGTATATTTGATGGGATGGATAAGGGATTCAGTATTATGTCTGATAAGATATCGGGTGTTTGGAAAGAACTTACAGACGGTGAGAAGATGGAAAGAACTACCGAGATGTGGGCTTCTATGGTTAGTGGAATTGGTGAAATGATATCATCCATTTATGATCGCCAGATTGAAGCTATTGAGGCTGAACAGGAAGCGAATGAGAAAGCTGGTGAAGAGGAAATTTCCCGTATAGAGGTTTTAGAAGAAAGAGGTGCTATAACAACTGAAGAAGCCGAAGCGCGTAAACGTGCGGCGGAAGATAAAACGGCACAAAAGAATGCCGAATTGGAGAAGAAAAAAGCTACATTAAGAACAAAACAGGCAAAGTTTGAGAAAGCTACCAGTATAGCTGAGGCGGCTATACAGATAGCAGGTGGTATTTTGCAGACGATAAAACAATTGGGCTTCCCTGCTGCAATACCTATGATAGCTGCTCTAGGTGCTATGGGAGCGATACAGCTTGCTACTATTATAGCGACTCCTATTCCGAAGTATGCCAAGGGTACTGATTCGCATAAAGGCGGATTGGCTGTAGTGGGTGATGGTGGTGTCCCTGAAACAATCGTTACTGAAAAAGGAGCGTATATTACTCCGTCTGTCCCTACTTTGGTTGACATCCCTAAAGGTGCGAAGGTTATACCTTATGCAGTGGATATGGACAGGATAAAGGCTCATGCAAATGATTTTGATGGTCTTATGGCATATAGAAGCGAAAACGATCTTCCTCCTGTATCAATAGTTAATGATTATAGTGAACTGGAGAAAAAGATAGGGCATCTGGAAAAATCACAGCAGATAGGATTTGCAAAATTAGCCAAGGCGATAAGAGAAAACAATTATCAGCAATTTTCAAAAAGTATCTGATTATGAGGTATACAAGTGACATATATGAACTTCCCTTGTCCGTTTTTATAGAGATTTATACCAATGATAGCAATACTATTGAATTTGACGGTGAGGACAAAGGGGCTGTATCGGCAAAAATTATCAATGACTATGTAGAAATTGTCGGGAGCAAACAGTTGTTCTCTGAGATATTGAATTGTAATGAGCGTATGAATCTTGCAATGACTGTGGAGTGCATGAAGGCATGTGAGAACATGATGAAGTTGAAAATGTATGATGAGGTGCGTGATATTCTGATGAAGATAGGTTATTCGTGTAAAAAAGGTGATGTAATGGCTATGAATGCTAGAATATCCGCATTAAATTCCCGTGCACAATATGATTTGGATAAGATAAGTAAGGAAAAGAATGAGGAACTGAAGGAGAAGCCTACAAAACGTGGATTTATAAATGAAGTTGTCGCTATTGGGAAGTATAATAAGATGTATATCAATCTGAAAGAATGGACCGCCGGATCTTATGCCTGTCTTGTAAGGCAGACATGTGACGAAATCGATGGGTTGAATCGTAAAATGAAATAATTATGTATTATCGATGTGAGTTACTTATAAATGGTCTGAAGTACAGGGTTACTGATGATCTTGAAAATTGGGACGAGGTGAAGGCTAGTTTCAAGAGAAATGACTATGACGGTGTTATCCGTACATTTTCCAACAAATTTTCTTTTGCTGGGGATGCTAGAAAATTGCTGTTAAAACAATATGATGAAGATTATTTGAATGCTTCTGCCTCAATAATAATAAGTACAAGAAATAACAGTTGGTTGTATAATGAACGGTTTAGTTGCGCTCTCAATTTTTCTACATTGCAGGATAATGGTCGTATCTTACAGATAAATGCCGTGGATGATAGCGTGGCGTCCATGATAAAGTCAAAAAAAGGAACTCAATATGAATATTCGGTCGAAGAGGTGAAAAGCCCCATTCCTCTTGTTTATGACGGACTTGAACTTTCAGAATCAGCAAAATGGATTCCTACAGGTGATACATTGGAAGACGATGACACTCTTATTAATGTTTATTTCAGCAAGAAAATGTCACCAATGCCAATATATATAACTGCCAGTGATTCCTTAATAAAGGGGTCTCTTGAATTTAATGATCAAACAGTAGGTGGTGATGATGTATATTCGATAAAGGCCCTGAAATCAATTAGGATAAATATAGAGTTTAATATTGATATGTTTGTGTTTAGGAAATATCAGTCTGGTGCTTTGGGATATGATGTAAGAGGTGTGAGGCTCCAGATTATGAAGATAAGTAATGAGATTGATAGTAATGGGGAAGCGGTGACTACGGAAACGGTGATAGGAAGTTTTGAACTTACGACAGAATCAGAAACGCCAGTGGAAAAGAAGGTTTCGGAATCGTACAATATAAGTCTTTTGCATAATGATAAAATAATAGTGAGAGCTATGTATGTCAATGAGAAAGAAGAGATTGTACCTGTATTGCCGGATTTGCCATACAAAGTCTCAACATCAAGTTATTTTAAAGCATCATGGAAAAATCGAATAAACCCTGTTGAGATGGATGTTATAAAGCCCGATACATTGCTGAACAGATTGCTTAAAAGTATTAATGGAGAGAAAGATGGTTTGACTGGAGTGATTGAGGGGACAGGAGATAGAAGGCTTGATAATTGTATGCTCTTGGCGGCTGAATCAGCCCGTAAGATTCCTGGAGCCAAAATATATACATCCTTCACCAAATTTGCAAACTGGATGAGTTACGTGTTTGGTTATGCTTACGACATATCCGGGAATACAGTAACTTTCCGGCATAGAAGCAAATACTTCTCGGATGATGTTGTCAAAAGGATAGATGATTTATCTGATTATGAGATGAAGGTTAATTCTGCATTGGTGTATTCTCGGATACGGATAGGCTTTGACAAACAGGATTACGACACGGCTAATGGAAAGGATGAGTTCCGTTTTACGAATGAATATACCACAGGCGTGACCATGACGGACAATAGCCTTGAAATGATATCTCCATACCGTGCGGACGCATACGGCATAGAGTTCCTTGCTGACAAAATAGGTGAAGATACTACAGACAACGAAAGTGACACTGATTTATTTATGGTAGGGGTGAAATCTGATTCATCTGGACTTAAGTATATATTGAACAGAGATTATCTTATGGGTGGCGTTCTCAGCCCTGACACAATGTTCAATGCCATGTTTTCCCCTTCTTCTATGGTTTTGGCCAATGAAGCATACATCGGCTCATCTGTTGAGATGCTTACTTTTGCGTCATCAGATGGTAATAGTGATGTGGGTATTGATGGAATGGGGGAAAGTAGGGATATAATTCTTTCAAAAAGGATGTTTACTGTGGCGGAGGTGGAATTTGAGACTTCGGATGTGGAACTCCCGGAAGATCTTACAGGAATTGTTGAACTGGAATACCAAGGCAAAGTTGTACAGGGATATTATCAGCAGGCTGATTACAATTTTACAAAATCACAAAGTTCAAAGGTAACTTTGATCGTGAAAAATTTTAATTCGTTATAAAGATTCAAATTTTAATTGTTATATTTGCAATGAAAGCTTGTGAAGTCACAAGTTACTAGAAACTTACGAAAAGACTATGATATCAATCGGAGATGTTTGTCCGTTATTCTTTAAACCGCTGAAATATAAATATTCAAATGCAGGATGTTTCAGACAAGTATTTTCTGTGTCAGACAACATCCTGCTGCAAATCTTTTGTGATAACGGCGAAAAACCTTCAGCTTATTTGAATGATAAGATCGGCAATATTTCCTCCAAGATAACACTGCTCACTTATGATGTAAATGAAAGCATTAAGATGTATTATGCCTCATTATCTCCTTCGGAGGGGATATATACAGTAACTATAGGCGATAAAGAATGTGAGGAGTTCTGCGTGTGTGAGAATATAGGTGATTCTATTCTGATTGAATATTCCCATAAAGATAATAATTCTGCGTTTGATAATATATTCTGGATTGATGAGGTCCGGCAGATGTTCCAGTTCAGAATAATAGGAGGATTCAAGCCGGATGGGGTGGAGTTGAAAGTTGAAAACGAACAGTTTGTGAATCAGAAGCAGGAGATAATAGAAATGTATTCTCTCCCTTATAAAACATTTGATTTTGTTTTCGGGACAAGTTGTGGCGTTCCGTATTATATAGCGGAGTTTATAAATAAGGTACTTTGCCTTTCTCACGTCAGCATAAACGGTAATTTGTTTGTACGGGAAGGGGATTCTGTTCCGGAAAAGATTGATACAATAGGTAAGAAACAGATGTTTATATATAAAGTGACTTTACGCCCTAGAGAAAACGATATTGCTGGGATCGGAGGCAAAACTGAGATCGCAACTTCTTCTTCAGGAATCGCGTTTTTACTAACTAATCCCGAAGAGGACGATGTGTTGAAATATAAGAAGGCGAAAGCTGCTTTTGTTAATGAAAATTACGTGTAATCATGGCTAGAAATCATCCTATAAAGATATTGTGGTACGGTTCGGAAACGGATGATGAAGGAAATCCGATTATACCGAAAATATCCCCGTCATTTGAAAAGCGACTGGAAGGGTTGAATGAGGGAGAGATATACATACATAATGATGATAATAATCCTTCTATTTACATAAGAACCAATAAAGACAGGGTTGTTGCCATATCGGGAGGTGCAAATATAAGTGAATTGGCTAAATATTTTTTGCGCAAAGACAAGGAGGACTCTACAAATTTTCTTTTATCATTACTGGGCGGAACTGTCATTAAGAAATATGCCAAGTTCGGTGATTTCGTTACTGGTGTATCAGGTGGTTACATAGACGAAAAGGGCAATCTTGAAATGGAAAGCGGTGTATTTCGTAAGCGTTTGTTTGTTCCTGAAATAGCCTATAACCGTACAACCTATTTCAAAGGACGTATGGTAAACTCCCCCGGTGGTGGTTGTACCGTATTGTCATACGTGGATAACGGCGATGGAACCTACACCATCACTCCCGATCTGACGGACGCGGACGGATTGAGCCAGTTTGTTGATGATATCCTTACCACCTATTTTGTGACTAAGAATAGCGAAGGCAAGCTGAACGGCTTTGAAGAAATGAAATTCCGGGTGACTGCCGCAGATTATACAGCCAAGAAGTTTACTGTCATTCCCCGTCCGGGGCATTCTGACTGGAAACCTGCCGAGCAGATGGTATTGGCACAAACAGGTAACTTTACGGACCCGGAACGTCAGACTTATATACTTATTGATTCAGTTAACGGGAACAACTGTATTACATTTTTTGACAATGCCAACACTTGGGACCCGGAGCCGGCACAGATGAAGAGCTGGTTCGGCAAGAAGAAGGGCATGACTGTAGCCGGTATTAATGCGGACAATTACTCAGCCGTTCTTCAGGACATCATCATGACCGGGCTTATCTTTCAAGTTGACGAGATCACCGGACAGACAGTTCGTGTACCTTTGGACAAAGGTGAATGGGTTTCAGGTAAGTACGCCTACTATGACCGGGTGTCACATAACGGGGCTTTGTGGTTGTGTGTTGATGATAACGGAACGACAACAGAACCGTCAGATGATAATCCGGCATGGCTGAAACAGGTGGCGGAAGGAACAGCCGGTGCCACAGGCCCGCAAGGTGTTCCGGGAACACCGGGGAAGGACGGCATCACCTACTATACATGGATCAGGTATGCCGACAACGCACAGGGCGGAGGGATCAGCAACAATCCTACGGGGAAGACGTATATCGGATTCGCCTACAACAAGACAACCGCTGTGGAGAGCAACAATCCTTCCGATTATACATGGAGTGAAATAAAGGGAGAACAGGGCGTTCCCGGTGTCGCTGGAGCTGACGGAAAAACTTATTACACATGGATAGCTTATTCGGATAACGCGGACGGTACGGGTATGTACCAGCAGCCGAACGACAACACCAAGTATATAGGCATAGCAGTCAATAAGGAGACCGTCACGGAGAGCAGCAACCCTTCCGACTACACATGGTCGCTGTTCAAAGGTAAGGACGGTGCTGACGGTTTGTCCGTAGTCGGCGGTGGTCATTGGGAATCGTCCAAGGTCCCGTACAAAGCCAATACAATGGTCACTCTTGCCAACTGTGTCTTTTTATCCAAGGTGGAAACCTCCAATCCTCCCATCAGAATATTGCGTGTCAAAGGTGGCAATTTCTTAAGGAAGAAGGACGGTGGTTACTATCTTGCCGGGAAACCTGCCGACTGGGAGGTTAACGAGGATTGGGATATGTTGCTTGACGGGCGTGAGCTAAAAGGCGAGAGCATCACCTTCCTGGGTGAATTTGCCACGGCTCCTGCCAATCCGAAAAATGGTGATTCATACCGTAACACGACTGATCGTGCTACCTACATCTATCAGGACGGAAGATGGCAGCTTATGATATCGGACGGAAAAGACGGTAAGGGCTATGAGTATATATATACAAGAGGCAATATCATAGATAACACCCCTGAAAAGCCGGACAGTCAGCAGAAAGATGGTTATATTCCGGAAGGCTGGACGGATAATTATCTTGGTACGGACGCAGACCATCAGGTTGAATGGGGTTGTACACGTTTTAAGGAAAATGGCGTATGGTCTGAGTTCAGTGATCCGGCTGTGGTGCATCGCTGGAGTAAGGACGGGGAGAATGCCATCATGGCGGACTTCGATAACGAGATGGTCAATGCAGCCCTTACTTCAGATGGAAAGGTCGTATCCTCACAGACTTGGAATACAACTGTCAGTATGTGGTATGGAACGGAAAAGCTCACGCTTGACAGCATCACCTGTACACCTGACACAAATCTTCTGTGTGCGACAGACAAGAATACGGGAGTGGTGACAATATCGGTATCTGCCGGAGCTACTCTTGCTGCGACAAACACGGTGAAGATCACAATCAGGGCTACAAAGAACGGGCAGCAGTATTCCCGTGATCTGTCATTCACTGTAGCCGGGGTCCGTGGAGGTGCGGACGGTTCAGATGCCGTGCTATACAGTATAATCGTTTCTGCCACTTCTGTAAGCAAGGACAAGAATGGGAACTACAGCGTGTCTTCCGTATCATGTTACAGGCAAAAGTCAGTGGGAGGCGTGATATCCACCACAACGGACGGTACATTGAAATACAGCATAGACGGTGGAACAGAAACTACCATAAACAACAATACAGCCATATCAAGCGGAAACTTTACGAAGATATTGAAGTTTATCTTTTACGTGAATGACCAGATAGTGGATGTTGAAACCGTTCCCATGCTTTCTGACGGAAAGGATGGTGCTGACGGTGAGAGCATCACAGCCGCAGGTCATTGGGAATCCGCCAATACTCCGTATGCGAAAAACAGCACAGTATCGTTTGCCGGAGGATCTTACTTAAGCAAGGTTCAGACTTCCAATCCGCCACTTCCGCTTTTTCGTGTGAGAGGTGGGCGTTACCTAAGGAAGAAAGATGGCGGTTACATACTTTCCGGGAAAAGGGCTAACAGGATTGTCAATTCAGATTGGCAGGAAATGACTTCCGGTGTCGAACCATCCGCTTCGTATTGGCTTGACAGCCCGGTAAGCACAATAAACTTTACCAGTACGGGCACACCGTCACCGTCAGCGTTTGTCGTTACCATGAAACAGAATGTAGGCGGTAATGTGAGCGATACGAACAGGTTCTATCTTGCTGCACGCAAATATAACGGAAGCTGGCTGGCTCACGTAGGTGCTACCCTAAGCAATCAGATATCCGTACCTGCGACAGCCGGATACACCCAGTTTGCCGTCCGGGCTTATAAATCCGCATCGGACGCGAACGCATGGAATAATAATTTTGTCGCTGAAAAAGGGGTGGGTGTAGCTAATGATGGTGCCATAGGAGCAACCGGAGCAACAGGGGCGTTTCCCCGTGACAGAGGTGTATTCACATCAGGACAGACTTATGTCTGGAATGCGGATTACCGGGATAAGGTCATATATCTGATAGGGGGAGTTTATTATAATTTCCTTGTAAAGAATTACGGCGCTTCCGTTACCGCTGCACCCACATCAGCCAACGGGGATTCGAACTGGGAAGCTATGCAGAAGTTTGTGAATATCGCTACTGACACTCTGTTTGCCGATGGTGCGAATGTAGCCGGCTTCATGTTCAAAGACAAGGTTCTCAAGTCTTTTAACGACAAAGGTGAAACTCTTCTTATCAACGGTGAAACCGGGTATTTCAAATGTAAGAATGCAGAGATTACAGGAACAATCACGGCGGATAAAGGACGTATCGGCCCGTTCTCCATCATTTCGGGGGTATTGTCCTCAAAGATCCTTTATAAGGATACAACAGATACTTATGTTGGTTTCAACCTGTCTGCCGGACAAATTGAGTTTTATAACGAAAGGACATTTGCAAACGTAAGAATCGGGGGAAACACGTTCTTTACCACAATCGAAGGGATTAAGTATGATGCTGGAATTGACATACAGAGTCCAAATGCCATGATCGGAATGCACATCAAGACTCTGAACATGCCTCTATTCGTGGAGGGGGGTAACATTTTCCTTCATCCGAACAATGACAGCTATGTATCCATCCGTGGCATAGTTGGCAACTGGAGGAATATCTCTGTCAAAGCTTCATTGAACAACAACGATGATAATGTGATGTTTATTAATAGAGACAATATAGAAGTGACACTTCCTCCGGATGTTCCAGGACATACCATATACTTCAAACGTATGAGCGGCGGAGTAAGATTGACAGGAGGACGGATCCTGCCTGCTCCCGGAGGAACAGAGATGTCTTATATTGATTTGGATTTTGCATCCGGCTTCATTAAGTGTATGGGTAATTATTGGGTTATGTTTTATTGCGGATAATTTAAATATAAAGTATGAGAATAAATTTTGCACAATTTCCTATTTATGATGGAATAAAAAAAGAAAAGCTTATAGCCAGTAACATCACTGAGGCCTTCGGTGACTGGATATACAAGAACGTAGCGGGCTTGAAGGCGCATCTCCTTGCGGAGAAAATCTTCAAGTCGACTGTAGATGGTGTGGAACTTGACGAAGAGGAGGTGGATATCATAAGACGTTCTACCCCTATGTTGTCCGGCTTGCTGGCCGATTCGTTGAATGATTATCTGGATAAAAAGAAGGAGGAACAACATGAAGATTGAGAATTTGGAACGCGCCAGCCGAATCAATGACGAACTGGCGAAACTGAAGCTGGCGAAAAATACATTGAATAACGGAGGCTATGTCCGTATCTACAGTAGCGCCCGGTCAAGTGCCGGATGTGTGGAACTGGATATAGCGAACTTCAATGACGAGGTGAATACGTGTATAGACAACCATATTGCTGAACTTGAATCAGAAATAGAAACGCTATGAAAGAATTATGGCAATTAATCAAGATGCTGTTCTCAAGCAAGCCGGGTGATTTTGATACTCCTGAGCTGCTTCCCATGAAGCATTATCCTTTCAAGGGATACCGTTTCATGATGTGGTGCGGACGGATGATATACCGTGCTGAGAACAAGGAGAACATAGATAGGTATATGCAGACCTATGCGGGTAAGGAAAGCTTGACGCACGAAACCATACACCTGCGTCAGGCACAGGTTATCGGCTCATGGGTAAAATACTACTGGCGGTATTTTGTCGAGTGGGTTAAGGGAAACCCTATCTGCCATCCTGCGAGTTCGGCATATTATACCATCTCATACGAAATGGAAGCGTATGCCAACGAGGGCAATTTGGATTATCCCGTGAACTATGACGGAAGCAACCTTTCCCGGTACAAGATAAAAAGTGGCAGGAAGAAGCTGTACAAATCGGTTGGCGGCACTTCTAAAGCGTGGAAAACTTATATAAGAACTTTATAAAATTGATATTATGAGTGATTTGAATTTAGAAAATATAGTTGGCTTTAAGGCTGTGGATAAAGACGGCAACGAACAAAATGTGACAGTAGATGAAATGGTGGATATGGTTTCCACAAGAATGGTTATGGCTTTGTCTGAAACTTCAACATTTGCCGCCGCTGCCGCAACAGGGAATGACGTGTATGAGAATGAACTTCCGACAGTGACGGATGCCGCAAATGTAAGAGTTTTACAAAGTAGCGGGGATGCGGCAAAAATGACGATGCAGTCGCTTGCATCAAAACTGGGAGAACTGATTGGGAATGCAACATCAAATAAAAGTGGGTTGATGAGTTCCGGTATGGTACCTTTAGAATTATCTAAAGATAATAATCAATATTGTAAGATTAGTGTATTTATGCCAAATGCCGGATCAATAAATGAGTCTGTAATTAGTGTTACAAATGTTGGTGGAGACTCGTTCTCAGTCGCAGTGTCTATGATTAGATGGAATGCAAATAAAGTCTTTTGCAAATTGATAAACGGGACCAAAATTAGTAACATTAATATGTATTATACAGTTGATACAGATAGATTTTGCTTTTACATAAAAGCTAATTGGTATGCGAAAATAATAGTGTCACGATTAGGTCTTGTGAACACGAGCGAAATAGAATCAATCAATGCTATTCCTAGTGGGGCGATTGAAGTACCAATATCTTGACGTGACAAAAGATATAGCACTGACCTGGGAGAACTGTTGGGGATAAATGATACGTGGTTAAGGTTCAGAGATCAGAAAGAAATAGAATCTCAAGACGAATTAGATCAGATGAATTATAGCGGAATATACTTACTATCACAAAAATCAAAATTAGAATATGTCCGTAATTGTGTATTAGTTGTAATCGGCAAACCTAATATCTGTTGTATTCAGAATCTATATAATTATAGCGGAGATATTTATAAATATCGAGTGAAATGGTTTAGTAACAGTTGGGGTAATTGGCAAACCGTATCTTAGACATGATTAAAAAACGGGTGGTCCGGTACAAGCCGGTGCCACCCGATCCTGATATGCACAACGCCATGTGCGGTGCAAAGGTAATCCATGTTTCTAAGAAGCCAATACAAAAGACCTAAAATCTCCCCATTCCCCATTATAATTACGGCGGAAACCAACAACATCCTCACCTAGACGGAATGTCATTTGAATGACATATCCTTGTCCATCGTTAAAAACTATCATTATGGAATAATTTGAAACAACACTAATTCCGTTTCGTCCGAATACATGATACATTCCGCTTGCAGTTGCACTATTTACCTCTTCGTCTGTACTTAATATACCTTTGGGCATAAACGGGAACAGCTTCAAACCGTTCATTAGTCCTCCCAGGTCGGGTTTGTGGCACTATATTATGTTGGAAAACTTGGATTAGCTATTGTATCCCAGTCGCTCCATTTACCGTTGTTTACATTCATTGTACGAACAGCTAAGATGCCATTCCCGGTCACTTGAAAAACACAAGCATTATTATCGTCCATCCTAAAAACTAGAATAAGTCCACCCCCTGAAAGGGTGTCAGTAATAACGCCCGGGGCAGGTCGGTATATACCGGTTGGGGCTTGTAGTATGCTTCCTTTATATTGACTTCGTGTTCTAAACCACGTATTATTTATTCCTATCAGTCCTCCCAGGTCTCAACTTATGCTATTATTCTGTTGCAATTTGTTGCCAATCCCTTAATGGTTCTGTCGTTTCAATAACCGTTAAATCATCCATGGCTTTTATCTCCATAATGCCAGCTGAATTATCAGGGCATTCCAGCATGATGTCAAAATAATTAGCGCTATTCAACTTTTGATACAGCTTAAATTGGATATCATTTCCACATATCAATTTAAAATGGGAAACTCCATTACGATACCCACTTAATGAAGCTACATAGCAAGACGATATTCCACTTCTTAGCACATATAGTAAGCATATTACAGGCTTATATACATGTAGTTCCTCTTTATATGCTATCTTGTATAATTTGCCTTGAATTAAATCAAAATATGCTGTTCTCCTTGTTAATCCCTTATTAGTATTTGTCGAAAGTGGCAAAAGTTCTCCCAGAAGCATTTTTTGTGGTTTATTTTGTAAATACAGAAGATTCTTTTAACTTTAAAAACAAAAGTTGAATATGTTAGAGAAGATCAGATACCGTTTGGTTTATAACCGACAAAACAAGTTAAATCGACAAGGGACAGCCCTAGTCCAAATAGAAGCCTATTTGAATCAGAGAAAGGTATATTTTAAAACCAATGTTTATCTAAAGCCGGAGTGTTGGAGTAAGGATGGCGCTCAAGTAATCAACCATCCGCAATCGAATGAGCTTAACGCAATGCTATATGAGAAAATACTGGAGTTGCAGGCTATAGAACTTAGCTATTGGAAAAGAGGGCTTGAATCAAACCTTTCCACGTTAAAGGAGGCTGTAAAAAAGGGAATTAAACCAGTTGTGTCTTTTTTAAAATTTGCAATACAAACGATAGAGAATTCTGATAGAAAACCGGGAACCAAGGATAACATGCTGGGCACGGTAGCCACTTTGAAGGAATTTCGGAACGTGATAGAGTTTACCGATATAAACTATACGTTTCTAAAGGAGTTTGACGCATTTCTGCGCAACAAAGGATTGAAGGTAAACACGGTAGGAAAACACATGAGAATACTGCGTACCTTGGTTAACGAAGCAATAAACGAAGGTTATATATTACAGGAGGCATGCCCTTTCCGTAAGTTCAAGATCAAGAAAGAGAAGAAGGAACATAACTTCTTGATGCCCGCAGACTTGGAGAAGCTGGAGAATCTTGAACTGCCGGACAGGAAGAACAACAGCCGGCACATACTGGACGCATTTCTCTTCTGCTGCTATTGCGGATTGAGATTCTCTGATTTCAAGCAATTGACTTATAAAAATCTCGTAACAGTTGATGGAAAGGAATGGCTAGTTATGAATAGCATCAAAACAGGCGTAAAACTCAATATTCCGCTATATCTGCTGTTTAACGGGAAGGCTCTGGGTATAATGCGGAAATACGACAGTATCGAACAACTGGCTGCATTAGGTTGCAATTCGGACACTAACAGGACGTTGCAGAAATTGGGAAGGATGGCGCGTATTAACAAGAAGTTCACCTACCATACAAGTCGTCACACTTGTGCTACTCTGTTGGTACATCAAGGCGTTCCGATAACCACCGTCCAAAAACTCTTGGGGCATACATCGGTCAAGACAACAGAGATATATTCGGAAGTGTTTGATGAAACAATCATCAAGGATCTGACAAGGGCTAACCAGAAGTATTCTAAACGTAGAAATGTAAAACAAAATCAAATAAAATCTCAAAAATCCCCGGAAAAATACATCAGGCAGTAGAAATCTATAAAAGCTATCTGTTTTATACTTGTTTTTCCGATCCCATTCCATAAAATTCGTTTCCTGTCAATAAAAATACAAACTCGCCAGTCTTGCCGTTCTATTAATTCTCTTCATTCATCTTGCAAGTAAAAAATATTGCATTAATGGCAATTTTTTAAGAAGATTGGTTTTTGTTTCAAAATTGGCTCTCTATAACTAATTAATATAGTTTTCTTTTTGTATTTCGTTTTAGAATTGATATCTTTGCTATTGTGAATGGGATAGAGAGTAGGACGTGGATTGAACGGCTGCTGTGCTTTTTGCTGGCGGCTGTTCTTTTTTTTATCTAAATGTTAAATATTACACAATGCAAGAAAATATATTGTGATTTGTTTTGTTATTATATCACAATATGGAATATTTGCATTGTGATAATGAACAACAGATAATAACAAACAAAAATTATAAGATTATGAACAGTTATAATATTTATGAAGAGAATAATGAAGCAACGATATTATATCACGCGATTGCACGTGATGAGGATCAGGTAATGGAACTGGCTAAAGAGGCAGGGATTGATATGGATGGGTTGAGTATAGAACTGGAACGGTCTAATGTAAAGGATCAGTTGGGAAGAGCATTATCAGCAAGAATAGAGGATGCGTTAATATATTAATTATGGCAAGAAGACGATCTATTACCCTAGACCAAGAGTCTAGGGTAATATCCTTGTACAAAGTAGGAATGGCTATTAAGGAGATAATGAAGGAAACAGATATAAAGTCTGAGCAAACGATATATAGGATATTGGACAGCAATGGTGTGCCCCGAAGACCGAAGGTTAATGGTGTGAAAAGAATACTTGTTATGATAGAAGAGGATGTGGCAGCTATCTTGGATAAGGAGCAATCGGTATCATTATATGTCAATGAGGCTATAAGATTTTATCACGGTAACCGGCATTAATGCCGGTTATTTTTTTATTAAAACTATATTTAAAATCACGTTTTGAATCGTGTTGTTTAGATAAATTAAAGTCATATCATTTCGCAATACCCTAAAAATACCCACGAGAAAAAAAATATTAAAAATACACCAATACTTTTTGTATAACACCCGATGTTTTTTTATCAAAGCTTTGATATATCTTAAAAATATACCAATTATATATTATATTTTTTCGACACGTAATAAGCCAAGGAGGCGACAGAATAAATTGCAGCGCAATCATCTGAACCATTATAATCCAATATCCCATCCATAAACTCATTGTATTGCGGGATCTCATCATAGTCAGAACGAAACATCACATTATTTTTGATAAAATCCAGAAAAGCAGATACCCTAGCATCTGTTCCCATATTTTTATGCATAATTCTGACATCGTATCTATCCCTTAAGCCCCGTGCTATGGGGAAATAATTTTTCTCACTTTCAAACAATACTTCCACAGGAGATATGCCCTCTAAAAATGACAGGAGAACAGTCTCATCAAATGATTCTGTATATGTCACATTATCTATATATATTCCCTCATTTACATAGCACGAAACGATAATGAACTTTCCGGCATATTCGGGAAGAACATATACAAGTCTTGTCCCCTGAATATTTTTAGACATATCAAAATATCTCATATCTTTATTTTCCTGTTTAATTTTACTTCGTTTCCTTTTCAAGGAGAAACGAGTATATTCATCCTTGAATACCCATACGGTAATATATCGCAGACAATCCACCAAGTGACCGTATCTCTCATAAGACTGTCCTGTAATCTTATCCTTTACTCTTTTTTTCAGCATCCCTCCATTAACGTCCTTCTTGGCATTGTTATAATCGACTATCGAGTTTTTACATCCATCATCTACCGAAAATGACATTCCCGAGCCTCCATCGAGCATGTAGTTTACAAATTCACCTGACATCGGTACGGACGGGTTAGAAGCCGGTATCCTCTCCTCAACATGGTAATCGCTTTCCAGCCCTTCCACGAACTTATCAAGAAACGATCTCTTCTCTTCGTCTATAGTGTTCCCGTTTCTTGTCGAAGCATCTCCGTACAGATACAGCATATCATTATACCTTATTGATTTCAGGTAATCTACCGCCATTTTTGAAGCCTGTGTTGCCGTGTTGAACGGATCACTGGCGCATATCTCGTTAAACTGCCTTATACTACTTCCATCCACCTGGAAAAATGATATTGAAATATAAGGGAGCACATTGTTATCAATTGATATATGAACCGGCATCCCTTTAATGTAGTGTGTCGTTTTTATGTGTTTGTTTGAATCAAATGCATACAGGAACTCTCCTCCTGTCTTAATGCTTCCCCATTCTCCCAATGCGTATACCCTGTAGTAATTATAATCATGATCCTTGTACCATTGGTAATTAGATATCGTCTGTCTGTCATAGTATCCATACTTCCCGTCCGGAGAACCTACTACCCAGAAGTTGTTCTTATACGAAGAATGCAGCTCTACCGTATCCGATGGATATCTTTCCATTTTTCCCGTACGCTCATTAGCTATCATTCTAGATTTATTATATCTCTTTCCTAATATCCGGCTATAATCCTTAGGTAATAAACTCCTTTTTATCGGATATATTACTTTCCCGTACAAATCATTCGGATGCTCATCCCACTCGTATGTATCAAGGATCTTGGTTTTTATCCACGAGTCCTCTGATACTGGATTAAAGTTGCATATAATCTGTAGGCCCTCCTTTCCTCGTAGGCGGAAACGTATTTGTGTGAAATCCTCATATTCAAACTCAGTGGCCTCTTCCATCACTATCCAGCGATATCCTGTGATAGACTTTATCTTCTCGGGATCGTCCAATCCTGTAAAATCGATTTTGCAACCATTTATACAGGTTATATTATTTTCCTTTGGAGCGAAAAACTGACTCAATTGAAGAGCTTTCATTTGGGTCTTAAACTCTTCATATACCGTATTCTTAAGACTGGCTCCAACTTTTCTCACAACGAGAGCCGAACCCTCTCCGGAGAATACAGACAACAACACGGATTGTGTCGTAGATACAGATTTCCCTGATGAGGAACCACCTCTGTTTATAATATACCGGATATCCTTGTCATGCATCGCCTCACGGATATGCCAAAACAGGGGATTAAACAATTTATACGAGAATACCATCTCTATCATTGCTCGTCCCCAATTATCATGCGCACATTGGTACTGACATCACTTTTTACTGGAGCATCCCATCCAAGCATCTTGCTTATCTGTGTAATGGCGGCTATTTTGCTATATAGCCGTATCTCTACTCCATATTGAGTATTCTTAATCGATTGGATGCAACATCGGACTGGTTTTGGTATATCATCAAGAGAACGGACAATAAACGTATCTTTACTTTTTAATTGAAGATCTATAGGGTCTACATTTACCACATTTGTAAGAAAACGCAATGCATCTTCCTTCTTCATGTCAGACTTTTTTAAGATATCAGCCTGCAATTCATTTACACGGGATGCGACAGATGGATTTCTCAGCAATTCAAATGCACGCTTACTAACGACCCCATCCTTCCATCCAATACTATTAGGGTAAGCTTTCCGATATGCATCTGTAGCATTACCTGTTTCTATATAATAATGACAGAAATTTTCTCTATTTGCTACGAGTTTTTTCCCCATAAAAGTCTTTTCGTCCGAAGAACGTACCGTGCTCCTTTACACGGAAACATTATAATTCAAAGTTACAAAAAATCTGAATAAAAACAAAACTTGTCATTTAATTCATTTTCTTAAAAGTTCTTTATCATGTAAACCGTGATCACAAGCTGTCTTATAAGCTCGATCCCGTAGTTCGTTCAAATTAATATTATTCATTGTCTATTTTTTTATAATCCTTACATCCATTACGATAAAAACCACCATCATATAAATCACTGTAACCATGGTTCACTTTAAACCGAAGAGGATGGTTTAGCGCACAAAGATCACTATAGTGCTGTTTAGCTGATTCTTCAATTACTTTCTCCATCTCATCATCATCTAATACCCTTTCGTCCGGTTTAAAATTCTTGCATGTATCACAGTAACGGATAGGTTTACGTTCTCCTTTTTTCCCTGAAGGCTTTTTAAACCCTTTTAGCCAACAGCTTTCGTCTTTGATAGGGCAACATCTACAGTAATCATCAATATCGTAAAATTGACAGTAACCGTCACAGAACCATTCTCGAAACTCTGTAAGCATTTTCTCTTTTATAAGTTCTTCCTTCATTTCCTTATTCCTAATTTAATTTCTTCATCCTTGATTATTTTCCCAATCTTATCGGCTTCCTCATATCGTTCCTCCCTTATCAACTTTCTTTGCAGCTCCGAGAGCTGGTTAAGGAAAACAATATCGTTACGATCTGACACACGACGGACATATCTTTCTATATCATCCAGCTTATTCTCCATGCGTATATGCCACTTGCTTACCAAAATTAAAGTAAATGCTAGAGCACAAACATTTAATGAGGCAAGGATGAATTTAAATATTGATTCTGCTATTTCCATAATCATATAAGTTTTAAAGCTTCCTGTAATCCTGCTTCAAGTGCTTCTTCGTAGATATTATAACGGACAATAGGTCTGTCAGACAATCCTATCAAGTCATGCCTCGGAATTGTCAGTATATCATACGTCCAATAATTTCCATACATATAGGATATTTCGATATGCAGGTTCTTAGTTTCACGAAGCCACTTTTGGGCAACATACAACACTGGACACAAAAATTCAACTGGTTCGTTATCTATTTCCGTACAACATGACATACTTTGCGGAATGTCGTATCTTCTAATAATATTATCGCAACTTATTGTGTGTTCACACTTCCAATTAAACCCTTTCTCTTTCAGCAACTTTGCTGTTTCTAATGTTACAAGTTCTTCGGTCATAATTTTATTCTCCTTTTAATTTCTTTATTAGCGCATCGGCATAACTAAGGCTCCTTTGGGCTGTCATATATGAACCATTACTCATTCCCTGTTCATGTGGATTGCTGCAAAATCCTTGCATGGCAGCTTTCGCTAGTTCATATCGCCTCTGTTCCCAGTCAATAGCTGAAAAATCAAGTTCGCATTCCTTGAAAACCATATTACCACACACATATAAATAATCGTTGCTATGTTGAGGGTTGATGTTTAATTGGGGAGTTACATCTACCAAAACTCCTGTTGATTTTACTCTTGCTTTCATTATTCCTCCTTTGTTTTAAAATGTTCAATCAGTTCGTCTACGGTAGCTTTGTGATAACGCCCTGAAATAATGGTTCATAATCAATTCCTCCTTTTAAAACATTCAACAACTCTTTAGCTCTCTTATAGGTATCAAATCCTTTTACATTCACCCATTCGTATGAAATACATTTGTCTTTTCTGACTTGTACCCAATATATTATTATGGGAATACAACCGTTGCACCCTTCTCCTCGTATGATTCTGTACCTTTCCATATTAGTCCCCTTTCTCCTTAATCCGTTCCAGTACATCCTTGTTGGCTTCTAGTATCTCGTCAAAAGAGGGGATGGGCATCCAATGGGTAATGCCTAATCTTTCTTTATTAACATTTGCTCCAGTTTCCCATTCACCCAAAGATGAAAGCCGGCAAATAAGGAAGCCATAAGCCCCTCTTGTTAGAACCACTGTGTTATTTTCCGGCAACCGTTCCTTAACACTTATCCAAGGAGATTGCCTGGATTGCCATTCTGCACCTTGAACGAAATTCATCTCTCCAAACTTTGCCAAATCTTTACCGATCAAAGTTCTGTCAACTGTCCTGTGATTGAACAGGATATTTTCCCTTGCTGCTTCTTCCAATGTCTGTTTCATATCCTATTCTTTAAAGTTTCTCATGTATTCGCAATCCTCATCACATACACCTTTCTTTGCACAGTGAGGGATATTAGTTCCCCACTCATATTCAAAATTATAACATAGGTTTCTGTATTCTTTCCTTCTTTCCGTAGAACCAAGTGTTCTTGCTGAACTCCATGATTCATAGTCATTGCTAGACGCCTCTTTAAGAACGCATCCATCATCGTTATATAGCTTTCTAACTTCATTCATATTTGTTCCGTTTTGAACCATTTACCTGACACCAGGAGAATGGTAATTATTCGCAATTAAATTCTAATTGCTCTATCAGTTAACTGTTAATCAACTTCCACTAACTCACCGTTTTCCAGTCTATACCATGTATCAGCCTTGACAACCTCACCATCAACTACTACAGCCTTCCAATCGACAATATCATACGTATCTCCTCTTTCCTCAGCTATGACCAAAATTGCACCTATTCCGCCTTTTACCTGAACATTTTTTCCTCTTGCTACTGACAAACCATTAGATCCTGTTGAAGCCTTTCCTCTTGCCGTGGCAGCACCATAATTACCAGCCGTGGCAACACCTCTATAACCAGCCGTGGCAGCACCATAATTACCAGCCGTGGCAGCACCACTATCACCAGCCATGGCAACACCTCTATAACCAGCCGTGGCAACACCTCTATAACCAGCCGTGGCAACACCTCCATCACCAGCCGTGGCAGCACCTCCATCACCAGCCGTGGCAGCACCACAATTACCAGCCGTGGCAGCACCTCTATCACCAGCCGTGGCAGCACCACAATCACCAGCCGTGGCAGCACCTCCATCACCAGCCGTGGCAGCACCTCTATCACCAGCCGTGGCAGCACCACAATTACCAGCCATGGCAACACCTCTATAACCAGCCGTGGCAGCACCTCTATAACCAGCCGTGGCAGCACCTCTATCACCAGCCGTGGCAACACCACAATTACCAGCCGTGGCAGCACCTCTATCACCAGCCGTGGCAACACCTCTATAACCAGTCATAGCAGGTTTTCCCGGTTCCGCATTATACTCGTTAGTACAGCGTTCCTTGACATAAGATACAGCTGCTTTCACAAGCCCCCTTATATCAAGCTCAGCACCTATTCTTATTTTTGAAGAACAAACCTTGTCACTTTCTGAATCGTCTATTTTACCACTCTGCTCAACCTCACAAAACCTTGACCCGGCTGGCGCATAGTAACCAAAAACATCCAGAGGATAAGGACACGCATGAAAACCTTTCTCGCATGCCTTTATGTCGCCTGTTTCTTCATACTCCTTACCTACCTTATACTTAAATCCTCTACAAGATAAATCCTTATCAAATGCTTTATAAGCCTTTATTTTCTGTTCCATGATATTGTTTATTTTTCGTTATTTTGATATTGCGATAATTTTTTGTTCAAAGATCGGGCATTCTCTTCTGCCCAACAGGTGTATTCCATGAAGCCTGTAGCATGGCTTTTCGGGAATCGAATCGTATTTACGGTTATGGCACAACGGCGGCAGATGCGATGTATATTGTATTTACCTTTTACACCGTAACATACCACAGGATAACCGTCAGCAGTTTTCATGTTCCGCCTTTTTCCTTCGTTTCAGCTTTGTTTATAATTCGTCAAACTCTTTTTGTAATTCTTTTATCTTACTATCCAAAGCATACATATAGCACTGAAGGAAATTCTTACCAAAAATTTCTTCCTTTAATGGTACATCATTGTGCATTCTGTTGTATGTAAATATCAATCCACCACCATATTTTATGTTAGAATTTTCAAGTGCCATCTTATGATCTTTGTATTCCTCTATTTTATTGTTGATTTCTATTGCTTTGTTGAATTTATCTTTATCCATATTTCTCCTTTCCACCTATCCTAGCAGCATATACATTACTACTAGGAATAGGTAATAAATTGTTGTTTTACTCATTACTAAATTATGTTTTGAATTATTTCTTTATTACAACTGCCATAGTGCTAACAGTAGTTCCACTCTCTTTAAACTCGCCAGCTCCAATTTCAAAAACTTCTCCATGAACTTCTTCCAACCATTCCCGAAACTCAACACATTTCTTTTCAGACGCAATTTTCCAATGCCGACTGGTAATAGCTGCAAGAGTTCCTCCTTCTTCCAAGTGTTCATACATAAGTCTTACGTGATCAATATCCTGATTACCAGAAAATGGAGGATTGGCAATAATCTTAGTGTAATGCCCTACACTGTCTTTCGTAAAATCTTCATCAAGCAATATTACGTTGCTAAGGGTGTGAAGAAATTCTCTGTTTTCCGGCATCAGCTCATAACATTCAACCATTACAGAAGGACAAGCCCTATGAATGGCTTTAATGAGAGCACCGCGGCCGGCACTCGGCTCCAGTACCGTATCATCCTCATGTATCCCTCCGGCAAGCATAACCAGCCAGTCGGCAACATCGGACGGAGTTTCAAAAAACTGGTAATCTCGCTGTAGGTTGCACCGTTTACCCTCTTTCAAAACGGAAAACACACGTTCCGGATTAAACGGGAATGTGAAACCTTGTACCTTCCCACCTTGCCATGAGCCGCCGGCTTCTTCTATCCACTTTTTTGCTTCAGCATAGGATTTTTTGTTGAATTGAACTTGGGGAAGTTTGAGAACACCATCCTCAAGAGTACAATGTTTCAATATCTCTTCCACGCTCCATTTCTTACCTTCATCAGCCTGTTTTTTCTTTTCGTCCGTTGAAGCGTCCGGCGCTAAAAGTGAAGATATTTTTTGAACAACTATGTTGCTTGCGTCCATGAAGGCACTGACGCAAGATATCGCTTCTATCAAAAAATCAGTGTCAACACACCCGGTATCGTCATAGATGTCTATCCCTTCGGTCATGGATGACAGTTCATTGAGCTGCGCTACACTACCATGTAACGTTTCGATTAAAATCTTTTTTTTGTTCGTCATAGCTTTTTTGCAAATAAATTCTTGTTGTGTCTACACTCCCGTGACCTAGAAGGTCAGCGAGTTGAATTACATCTTTGTTTTTTTTCAGGAACATTTTAGCAAAGAAATGGCGAAAGGCGTGTGCGTGCATCTTCCTTGGATCAATGCCGCAATGTTTCCCCCATGCTTTCAAGTGCTGGGAAAAGCCTCTCTGGGTCAACGGTCCGAATCTCCCTACCGCAAAAAGCCCGGTCTTACCATGTTCCTTAGCATAGGCTTTCGCTTCTTGCTGCAATTGCTTTTGGAAGAAAAAACGTCTGTACTTGTTACCCTTTCCTTTTAATGTCACTTCCCCGGATATGATGTCTTCCCACGTGAACTGCTGGAATTCCGACAGACGGGCACCCGTTGTACCCAATACCTTGATAAAAAAGTAGTAATCCTTATTGTTTTTTCCCTTGAGATATTCCAACAGCCGGTTATATTCCTCCTCGGTCGGCACATTGTTCACATCAAGTTTGCGCTTTATTTTGGGGCGCTTCAGTTCTATAGGCTTCTTCAGCCATTTAGAGAATCTTTCGATTGCTGTAATCCGCAAACGGATGGTAGCGGGAGATAATTTTTCTTCTTCAAGACTTTTTATAAACCTCCTGCAATTATCCATGTTTACCTCATTGGCGTATTCGAAATACTTCTTCATGGATGTGTAATATATATCAACTGTATGAGAAGAGTAATCATTGTTATCAGTCAACCATATTATGAAATCATGGAGTAGTTTCTTATTTTTCTCTGAAATGACGTCAAGCTTTTCCAAAGGTTTCACCGCCTTTTCCCTTTTTCCATATCCGATGTTGAGATAGGATAATAGATCGCATATCGCTGAACACATTAGCGAATGACGCACCATGACATCTGCATTTTCACGCTTGTAATTCAAATAACCACGGCGGTTCACTTCTTTGGTCATCTCTAAAAAATCCGTGACATGCTTGATATATTTCCCGACAGTATCATAAGTCCTTCCTGTCGTGTATATGTAAGAAATATAATCAGTTAATATCTTCTGCCTGTCATTATTCATAATCTTGTTTAATTAAATTATACCAATCATTGCTATCTTCAAAAAAACATCTGTATCCATTAGCCGTATGTTTGCCTCTCACTTTCCGACATATAGCACTGATCAGAGAAGGAGCCACGCCAATCATCTTACCAGCCATTTGTATCGAAGGGAATACTCCACATAATTTCTCATCCTTTATCAAAACAACGCTCTTTTTATTCATGCCTGCACCAGTCTTATGCCAAGCCCCACGTCCTTTAGACAGATTTTTTATACTTCTGGCCTTGGAACGTTTTGAATGATAAACCATTTTACGACCCTTGTTGCGAGAAACACAACCCTTTAAAAATCGTCCGGTAATAAAGTCTCTCTCAAATCGCTCAGGCGGTATATATAATTCACTCATATCTTTCTTTGATTAATTCAAACCAAGCAGCTTCTTAGTTGTGTCAATGTCTATATAATTTATCCAGCCAGCTTTGTGCAATTCAATAGTAGCTTCTCTGATTGTTATATTACCAGATTCGATTTTTTCTTCTAGTGAATTAAGGATATTCTTAATCCTTAATGCTTTCATCTCAATTGTTTCCATTCTAAATTGTTATTCGTTAATTGGCAGTTTCATAAAGCACATCCATATTGTCTTGCTCTGCCTTCCAGTGGTATGCCCAAATAAAGGTTTAAAAGGGATAACAGACAAAACTTCCGCAGCTTTTATCTCACTCTCATTCCATTTGAATACAAGCGTGCCGTTAGGCTTCAAGACGCGCATACACTCAGTAAATCCATCGTGTATTAGTGACTGCCAGTCTTTCGGCAGTTTTCCGTACTTTTTAGCCATCCATGAGGTTTCACCAAGTGTTTTTAGATGAGGTGGGTCAAATACCACCATGTAGAAAGAATTGTCCTCAAACGGCAAGTGGGTGAAATCTGCTATTATATCCGGTTTTATCTCTATCCTTGGCTGTTACTATCTCTGATCTCTTATCAACGAATAAGGCAAGAGGATTATGTTTGTCAAACCAAAACATTCTACTGCCACAACAGGCATCTAATATAAGTTTTCCATTTTCCATTAAGCTATTTCTTTTGATTTCTTCAATCTCAACTTTCTCAATACTTTGCAAAGTGCTTCAGTATTTTTTCTCGCTTGTGTAACCTCCACCGCATTCCCGATAAATTTCTTTTGGTCAGCTTGTGTGCCTATTAAAACATAATCTTCAGGGAATCCCATAATCTTTTTGAGTTCCGGAATGCGAAGCATCCGCATTTTAATATCCACTATGCCATACAGTGCCATGAACTCCTTTATCTTCACGGTCATAGGACTATCATTGTTGTAGATTTCAATCGCTACCTGACCGCTTTCTGTTGCTACCAGATAAGGCGGCATCTTATCCATGCGGGCTATTAATGTGAAGCAGGGGCTATCAACAGAGCCGCCAGCACTGTTGAACTGTGGATTCATCAGATAGTGCCATTTCCTGTTTGCGGTAATGGTCTGGGAGGGTTCCTCTATACTGCTACCTACATTTGAGAATGCAGTATTCATTATCCACGGCTGGTATGTTACCAAGTTTTGTTTCGGTGTTGTGGTAACAGCGGGGCATGGCGAGTTTATATCAGACACCTGACCACCTCCAGAATATTGATTCATAAAAAATGGAGATACAAGGGAAAGTCTGTCTTTAGTCAGAAGTGTAGGACAAGGCTGATTAATATCCTTTCCTGTATCCTTAAAGTTATAAGAACACATAAATCGGCTTTCAATTAAAGCCATCCTGTCCTTCGTTGTGACCGTTGGAGCTGGAAGGTCTACCGAATGATTATGTCCATTTCCATAATAAGCAGAAACAAAAACATGGTGGTCTTTGCAGGTGATTGCACCTGCCGGTTCTTCTACAGACACATTCTTGCTTTCGGGATGTCCGCTGAACTGTTTGGAGAGGAAACTTACCTGTACCTTTGCAAAGCGGTTTTCAGTAGTCAACACTCCGCATGGTTCATCAACTGATTTGCATGTGTCTTGAGGGCGAACCGTATTGTAACGGGAAAGGAAAGCATCCTTTCCTCCGGCTACAAACTTGATAAGTCCGGCATAGATACGTTCAAGCGTTTTCTCTGCAAGAGGCTTTTCCCTGAAGATGGTAGTTCCTTCATCAGAGAAATCAAGCACATCTTTTACCGGCTTCCACTTCTCCAGCCGCGAGAACATATCTTGCCTACCACCTTTACAATGGGTCGGTTCTGGGAATACTATCGGCAAGTTCTTTTTAGCAAAGATGCCGAAGAAGCGTTTTCTTGTGGTGTAGGCACCGAAGTCGGCAGCATTTAAGATGCGGTGCTCAAAGTTGTAACCGTACTTCTTGACATTGCGCACCCACTTTTGATAAAGCCGGCCTTTGTCCATGCTGATAGGTTTCCCATTCTCATCCATATCTCCCCATGACATAAACTCTTCTACATTTTCAATCTGAATGTAGTCAGGGTCTATAACATCAATATAACGGAAGAGATGTTCTGCCAACGTTCGGCTGTCGGCATCTCTCGGCTGACCGCCTTTGGCTTTCGAGAAGTTAGTACACTCCAAAGAGGCATGAAGCATTATCATGGCATCAGGGTATAGCTGACGGATACGTTCTACAATAGTGCTTATCGGGGAAAGTTCCAGTGTACGGATATCCTCAATAAAGTGAAGTGCATCAGGGATATTGGCATCATGTGAAAGAATGGCATTCTTGTCATGGTTCACACAACAAACAACTTTTGCACATTTATTTCCATCCAATCGTGCTGCTTCCACACCTTCGGATAAGCCACCAGCGCCACAAAAGAGATCAATAACAAATAGTTCTATATCGGACAGACCTTCAATGGATTTTAAGATGTCTTTCTGCGATTTCATAACTTCTCCTTTTTAAACAGGTGGCTGAACGCATTATCCAAATCCAAGTCTAGATTCAGTTTGGACGGGAAAGATTTAATGTATTCGTACATCTTATAAGCGAGGTTGTCATCATCACCGCATCTGTCAATCAGTGTGAGCAACATGGCGTTCACCATGTCAGAATCATTGCCGAAGTTTTCCTGAGTGGATTCGCTGCAATGATTCACATCACTTTTCAATCTCTTTATCGCGGCTATGGCTGTGTTGAAGTTTCTTTTTGAATCGTGTCTGAGTTCAAAGCCTTCTTTCTTGTATTGCTGCTGCATTTCTAGAAGGTTGGTTTCTAAAACGTCCGTGAGGACAAATACGATGTTGGTTATCGTATTCAGTTTGTCTGTTCCTTGCATGATCGTGTATTTTTTAACAATTATTCTATTTGATACAAGCTATTTTAAAGCCGTACAATTAATTTTACTACATGGAAGCATCAACTACAGGCTTTCTTGTTGAAATTCTTGTCACAGGGCTGGGAATGCGGTCTATCGTCCTCTTTCTTCACCCTGTCAATCCATCTTTGAAACTTGGCAGCTACAAGAGGACAGTGGATGCGCAGGTTTCTGTCGCGTTCCGCTTCCCATTCACGTATCTTTGTCTGCATCTCGATATTCATAATTTTCTCCTATTTCGTTATAATTCTTTTTTTTGAAAACTATTGCATATTTGCCCATATCTGTCACAGGCACACACTCTATGTCCTTTAGCCTTACAATACGCAGAATTGTCCCCGAAGTTCGAAGCATTCTTGCAATTCCGGCATTTTACATATACGGATTCCGGTTTGACTTTCTTTGCCATACTGTCAGTATTTTCACGGCTTCCTCGTCCCCGGATTCCGCCCGACGTTTCAATTCGTTGTACAAAGTCAAAGAAGAATATCCTTCAGGTGGAATAAATTTTCTGTTCTCTATTTCATCCTGCACCCTTTTTCGGTTTATCGCGTCCAGCTCATAATTCCTTTCGGAATTGAACTCCTTGAAGAAAGCATTGCCTATTCTTCTGGCATCGAAAGACGCGAATGAATTGTCATACTTCCCGGCCTTGTAGCGTGCGAAAAACAGCATCAGTTCGGAAAGCTTGTAAGCCTTGGCCTGTGAGGCAAAGGATTGGCAAAAGATTCTTATCCCGTCGGCAACGCCTTTTTCCTTGCTGTTGGAAGCCCCGAATATGCCGGACACCTGTATGTCGATCCAGTATTCGGAAGAGCCACAGCCGTAAAGCGCATCATACTGCATCAGTGAAGGGCAATCTGCCATATAAGCCCTTTCCGGGTTTTGAAGGGCATATCCCCACTGGACCGGTGAAAATACTCTTTCAACCTCAGAACGGTCTTTCCATTTGGTCAGCCAAGCCTTCTTCGAGGTCTCGCTTATGTTGTTGTAGCAAGCTAAGAGCGTAGGCGTTAGCTTCCTGTTTGTCTGTATAATTGCGCCTATTGTTGTTTCCATTGTTCCGTTGTTTTTCAAGTTCAATTTTCAGCCATCGGGCAAAATGCGATTTTGCATCTTGGGGTGATTTAACAGTTTCTCCCTCGTTTTGGAGCTTCATAAAGAACTTCTCCAAATAATCATAAAAATCAGGAGGCGCGAAATCCTTATATCCACATAAACGAGTATTCATGCAGACAGCTTCCATCCATGAACTATTCGACTTCAATTCTTCATAGCACTCATCCAACCCTCTTTCAAAAATCCCAGTCGGAATTTCTTCATACGCGCGCGGGGGAGAGAGATAATTATCTTTGTCTTTATCTTTGTCTAATGCGCGTACATTATACTGTAAGGGCTTAGGTACTACTTTAGGTTCATGGTTAGGTATAAGGTTAGGTACTACTTTAGGTTCAACTTTAGGTGTCAAATTTTGATAGCTAATCTGATACCTTGTTTTATCCCGTTGTCCTTTTCCGCCTGATTTGAATGTGATAAGACCCGCCTGAACTAATCTGTTACGTGCTGATTTCATTGAGTTGACCGACACTCCCACGTCAGATGATACCTTTGTATCACTACGCGTCCAGCTATCCACCCAGCCTAAACGATTCGCTGTTTTTAGCAAGTAAAAATAAAGCCTCGTTTCACAGCAGGTAAATTCCCAGTCTTCGTCAAGAGACCAAAACTTATTTATCAGTTCTATATAAGTCATATATCTTTCAAATAATTATCCACCACTTTAATAAACTCGTCTAATGACCGGACAACAACGTACTTCGCCCCAATACTCTCAAATTCCTTTTGATAAGCTTTCTGATTCTCTGACTGTCTGCCTGTCTTTGCTTTTAATTCAATACCACAAAAGGGATAGAATCTATTTGGAATAAGCAGTATCAAATCAGGGAAGCCAGCACGAACACCCATCTGCTTGAACTTGGAAGCTTCAATAGCATTACGCTTTCCTCCATTGGGAGAATGATGGAGCCTTTTCGTCCATTTAGGGTATTTAAAATCCCAATATTGAATAATAGCCTTTTGAAGCTGATCTTCTAAATGTCTCATTCTCTCTTTTTAATTAAAAGCCCCGAAGCGTATTCTCCGGGGCACAACCATTATTTATTAACCCATGCCATTTATGTGTGGCTCACATTTATGAGGGGCGTAGGGGAATCGAACCCACCAAACCATAATTGGGCAGTGCCAGCAATCATGATTAACTTGCCGATTGAAGCTTCATAAATCAACAAGCCCTTACAACGTATATTGTGCACTTATCCATAATAAGGAACACAGCCAGTGCTTACGCCCCATATTCGCCCACCCTATTTTCACAAACCGAGCAGGCATAAAGTTTATAAGAAAATAAATCTAAAATTATCCTCACCGTCCGGTTCTTCGTCCGGCATATCATTACCGAAATCCATAGGAATGAACCAATCTGAAATAAATTCTTCCATAACTAAATCAAATCAATTATTTTGGTTTTAACAATCGCATCCAATCTCATATCAGACAAACCTTGTGAAAGGTGTTGTTCCATCAAAGTGTTTGCCTCCTTTAAATCCTTTGCGCAAACCAAATTATAGTATTTCAATTCTTTCTCATTGCCGTTCTCATCAATCTGAGTATCTACAATGGTAGCCTTGAAGAATGGTTTGTCTTCTGTCTTTTCGTTGATTATCTCAATGATGTTTGAACGTGAAATGGAGAAGACATCAGATTCCATATTATCGGATGCGTACTGTTCGATCCCTTTGGCTTCCGCTTCTGCAAAAAGTGAGCAGTCTGTAATGAAGTGTTCTTTTACTTCTTTTTCAAGACCGTCCTTGTTAGGTTTCATCACCTTTAACTTTACCTCGTAATACATATCATTCCTCCTTTGTCTTGTTACGTTCCTTAATCATTGCATCAGCTATCTGATAAGCTGCTTTAGCCTGTTTTTCAGAGTTGTAGTTTGTAATACTAACTTCTTTGGATGGGAAAAACAATGTTACAACTCTGTTCCATAAAGTTCTCCTGCGTTTTGCTGTCATCATCATGCACTTCATTGCTTCAAGCGCAATATGATCGCGCGAAATATTCGATTCCATAATTTTATTGCTTTAATTGATTAATAATTTGTCTTTTGATTTTCTTGTACAGCTTCCCGACAAAACGTCCATGCTTCTCTGTTCCGTCATCGGGCAACTCGTTTTTATAAATATGAAGAAGTAATTGGATGAGAAGCACTTCTTGTTTTGTCAAAGTAAGTTTCATGATAATAACCTAAAGGAGCGATTCTATATCGCAAAGTTCAGCATATATCAACATCAGCCATACTATTATTTGTAACAGGATAGCCATATAATTATCACTGTCATTCTTATAAAACAATATCAAGAAAGATATTGCCATAATGATAAAGGCACTAATTCGTATAATCATTGTTTCAGATATGAAATTTGTTTTGTTCGACCTCTATCTCCATCAACTGAATCAAACGTTCTTCGTCTGGAGATGGGATATATATGCCACATTGGGCACTCGAAAAATTCCGAAACCGCTCAATAGTTAGGCTCATCTCCGCGCTGTCAAGATCAGAAGAACTTCGTAGATACTTTATCCGACCCAAAAACTTGTCTTCTCTCTCACGGACGAAAGTGTCTTTGTTGCAGAGAATCTTGTAATAGTTCCGCTTTACATATTCCATCGTTTCACCGATTTGGCAACCGAAATAAGCAAGGCAGACATGAAGGTATTTGTTCTGATTTAAAGATCTTTGCGGTTTCTTTTCCGTCAATTCAAACACCTTCTGTTCCTTTATCAACTTCTCCAGCTTCGCTCTTGCCTGCTGGACGTGGAGAGGATTAGAGCCATCGTACTTCATCAGAAGGGCAAATCTAGATCATTATCCGACACGCTAGGAGCATTATTTATATCCTCTGGGGTGGGTGATGTATTCTGAGGTATAAACTCTTTGAGGTCCCCGCAGATATAGTTCCTTCCTTCTACCCGTTCCTCCTTTTTAGGGGAACAAGTGATGAAATGCGTATGCCCAAACTGGGATTTCTCTCTGCGCTCGATAACAGCCACATTCACATAGATTCTTTCAACTCCATCTTTACACTTAATTTTCTTCATCTGCTCACGAGGTATATCAGAGAGACAGATAGAACCACTTAAAATTGCCATAATTAATTTTCTATTTTTTCTTTTAATAAATACTTGGTTAAATCTCTGTATTCTACCCACTCTAAAAAAGAGTGTAATAGATTCATATTATCCTGCTCCATACCATCATAACGATAACATGTAATAGCAGGCTCATAGCGTTTCAATGGAAGTCCTCTGACATCATATCCATGCTTATCTTTGTCGTATCCTTCAAAGATGAACAAGTCAAAGTGAAACACGTCTAAATTGAATAGCTGGAGATAAAATCGCCATTGGCAAGAATTGATGTAATCGGCATCGGTAGGATAAGAATATTTAGTCTTAATGTCCCTGATCTCCACACCATTCACCATATCGGCACATCCTGTTATAATAGCATCTCCAAAATCCTTATACAGTCTTATCTCATGAAAAGCATTCGGGTATTCGTTACGATAGGAAAGCGCGGTCTTGCATTGTGCAATATCCATAATCACTTTATCACCTTCAATGTCAAAGGATCTACCACAAGGAACAGGCTCTTTTTGTTCTTTATTATAATGGAGGAAGGTACGTTCTCCTGCATCTACTTTATCACATTTCGGTGTACCTTCTTCCACTATTTTATGAAATGCCTGTCCAATTTTTGTATACACATTACCCGTGAACTTGCCTGTTATACTGTCAATAACGGATTGCTCCGTTATCTCATAGTTGGCATAATCGCTTTGCTCTATGTACTTTCGGAATGCTTCTAAAATTGTTACGCGAATTAGCGGTATCATACTTTCACGAATAACTTTTTATCTTGATCGAAAGTGAATCCTTTTGCTGCAAGACTCTTCTGCATCTCAGAAAAGAAGGGTACTCGCATAATTTTAGGTAATAGTTTTGTAGCCTCCATCAAGGCAAGAATATCTTCATCGGTCATTGCGGCGGCAAGCTGTTCACGTATTGCCGCAAGCTGTTCATTAGCTTTTGCTTGTGCTTCTCCTTTTCCTTGAATTGATATCTTCACTTTCGATATAATGTCAGACATACATGTATCAAACTCGGTTGTTCCATAATCAGGTATTACCACAGTTCCAAGTCCTGCTACATTTTTGCCTACAAAATTATCCAACGGTGCAAATGAAATAGAACGCTTCCCATTTTGTATGAATACATATCCAACTTGGTCAGCTATCCTGACAAGCAGGTCTTTTGATTGCCCTGTGCAATCCGGAGAGTGCTTTATCACATCACCGTCTGCCGTTTCCTTGTCATGGCATATAAAAACAATGTCAGAACCATTCGAGCGAAGAAAGTTGACGAACTCTTTAAAGTCCTCGCCCATCTGCCCAAACCGTTTTAAAGTATTCGTTTTCAATTTATAATTATTGTCAATAGCATATTGACTCAGATAATCGTCTATCATTGATTTGGCTGTATCGACAACTATTGTTTTGTAATCTTTCATAGATTCACGTTCTGAATCAATATCTTTCCAACATTTAGCCATTATGGTATCACAACGTTGTACTGCGCGGTCTGCCCCCCTGTCGCAATCTATCAATAAAGGATTATCCGCTGTTGTAGCTACTGAGGTTTTCCCACTTCCGGGTACTCCATATAATACAATAATTACAGGACGCTCCGGTAAAACATCATTTTTCTTAACTATAGGCATAATATTTAAATTTTAAAATGTTCGCTTTTACCAACACAAAAAAGGCAGGTCCGCAGTCCTTACAAAGTTCCGCTTCCTGCCATGATATCTTTCCACTTCTTCAAGTTCGTTTTCTAGAGAATCGATTTCTTCATTAAGCAAGGATATATACTTGCCCTTACATTCAGCATTGAATGTGAGCCTTACCGATTCCTCACTCATTGACTGGACTATATCAAGCTCTGAATAAAGCTTTTCCAATTCATCGCTTATCTGGCTTATAGTTCTCATACCTTTTCAAGAAATTGGATCGGCAATGAGCATACACCTTTCATATTAGGATATTTGACATCAGCATATCCGTTAGCGATATAAACTATTGTACCTGTCAACGTATCACCTATCTCACGTACTTTATCACCTTTCTTCATAACCATTTATTTTAAGTTTATCTAATTATTGTGGCAATGGTTTCCAAAAATCAATGTCCCATGCCCGGTTAGTATTTCCACATATCCAAATGTTCTTCTTATGCTCACTATCGAATACCAACATCCCGGTATTCACAAATTTCCCGGAACTCTTTACAAACACTCTTGTGTCTAATGGTGGAGGATCTTTTTCTGCATTCCTCCATTTCATGGATTCCAAAACAAATTGAGCACCTTTTTCAAAATCCACTGATGCTGTTCTTTTGTGCGTAATTCCATGTATGCCATTTGCATACTCTCTGGCTTTCTCCTTTATTATATTTATATCCATAACTTAACTTGTTTCCAATTAAAAAACTCCTGCTATCTTCACAGACTACAGGAGCAAAACCTAAACGACTTAATCTATCACTTATGATAACTTACAGCCACCGTCAGCGGAATCGGACCGCCATACTATCCGTTAAATGAAAGTAGAGATTAGAACAGATAATTATTTATGTTTATTACCTTAGACAGTACCAACCATGGACGGTGAAATTCCGTACCTATATTCACATACCGGCACGGACAGACAGCAAAAACTTTATGAAAATAACAAAAAAACTAGATGAAAAAATCATTCATATTCCTTTAACTCTCTGTATGTCATTACCACCAATCTCACACACAATAATGAGATAATGGAAAATATAATCACCGATACGGATTTTATAGGACTTTCCGTAACTATCGCACCATAAATCATTCCTAAGGAACATAGGGTGGCAAATATAGACAGGATAAAATTAGCTGTTTTCATAATATGCATTTTTATATTGTTCCCCTCAACGGCTTAAACCGGTTGTTACCCCGAATCTTACGGGAGGGGATATATTAGACCTTCCGGCGGTACTTGTGCCCAACCAAGTTTACTTAATGCACTAAGGACAAATCGGTGCACCGAAAGTATGTTCAATCAATTATTATAGACCCTCAATACGTCACGGCATCCCTGCTGGTATTGACTCCTATAATCAGTCCGTTTGTCTGCATTATATGGCTTATGAGTTACACCATATAAACATTTACAATGTGTGAAAGAACTTTGAACAGTTCCCCTCAACGGCTTAAACCGGTTGTTACCCCGAATCTTACGGGAGGGGATATATTTATTTGTCTGCTGAAATACAAGCCAATTGTTTCTTTAGATAACTTATACGATCACATTCCATATCACATATTTGACTACCTTGTTTTTGGTTGTGAGGATAATGCTTACATTTCCCCCTTTGAAAACAAGGACATAACTGCCGGTACACTATCACAGTTCTTTCTTCTATCTCCTTGCATGCAATACTAATAGCTTCCAGCGCGTCAGCTTTAAAAATCAACGGTTCTACCGGATTACCAAGCTGGTAGCATTTATTATTTATAAAATCGGTTGCTTTGCTCATTTTTTATTTATCTAATAAGTATTTATTTACATCTTGTTTAGAGAAATACAACAGTTTACCCTTTTTAGTATATGGGATAGTACCATCATGAACGCGTTTTCTTAAAGCCCCTTGAGATATTCCTAGATATTCTGCGCATCTAGCAGAATTCATTACAGAATCATTCTGTTTTCCCGTCACTTCTGCAAATCTTTCCGTGAGCATATTCATTTCTGTTCTTGTCATCATAACCTTTGAATATTTATATTTTCACTCTGATAATGGATTCTGCACCACCATAATTCTTTATCGCCTCTTCCCTTATTCTTACTGCAAGTTCAGTGTTGATAATGTACTTTAATGCTCTGCGTACTGTTTCACCGCTAACCCCGAAATGAGATGCGATGTGTTTCTGTGCACCTTGTGGAACGATTATCCGTGGGATTTCTTTGGTTCTTCCTATTTTATTCATATATTTGTATATTAATTATTGCCGTTGCGAAATAAAACTGTATTCAGTTCGTTTTCACATTGCAAATATAGTATCAATTAATTGATACTACAAAAGATTAAAGTATCTTTTTGTGATACTATTTGCTATTTATACATTATTCTAAATAACACAATATATAAAATACTGAATATAACAAAGATAAAATTACTCGATAAAAAAAGGAGGTGCTATGATTGACATTCAACATT